GGTAGGCGAGCTTGATTCTAATGGCAATTCATCGTTTATCCACCGTGCTGATTCAGATCATTGGACAATAGGTACCAACTACACGTTGGTCAAACAAGTAACCCTTACTGGGGCTACCGTTGATTACGTTGATATTGCACAGTCTGATTTGGATCCCACGGTTCTGTCTGCATTAAGTGGCAAATTCGTTGTGGCCCTAGAAGATGGCTACATAAGGTCGGTGAATAACATAACGTCGGTTAGCAGCAACTATAGGCTGACGTTCAACCCAGAGCCTTTGTTTGATGCCCCATTAACAGGATCTACTGCCCTACTGTATGTGAACTCGCAGATCACTACGCTGACTCTGACAGGTGACATGAACGGCTCTGCCATACTGTTTGGCAACCAGGTGACCCTTAACGCTACCATTGCTAACCAGGCTATCCAAGGACGGGTCGCTAACTTCTCGACACCAGGGCCATTCGCTTTCACTGTGCCTGACAACGTAACTACACTCTACCTTAGTGGTTGTGCGGCGGGTGGCGGTGGCGGTGGCGCAGGTGGTGGCTACCCGTCTGGACCTACCCCATATGACTATATAGGTGGTGGAGGTGGAGGCTCAGGTGCGGCAGGGGAATCAATTGACTCTATGGCTATATCAGTGACACCTGGTCAAGTTATAACAGGTATTATCGGCGCTGGCGGGGTAGGTGGTACCGGTGCATTAGTAAACGTTTCCGGTAATGACGGTACAGCGGGCGGCAATACTACGTTTGGGGCCGTAACATTGATAGGTGGTGCGGCAGGCGAAGGCGGCAAAGGTCCTTCTGGATCTACAGCTGGTGGCCCTGGTGGGTTACCCAATGGTAATTTTGGGAACGACGGTAATCTTGGTGGTTCTGGTGGACCAGGGGTTAGCGGACCCTACGGTATCGGTGGTGGTGCAGGTCGTGCAGCTACTGAATCTGATGCCTCAGTTCTTGATGGTCGAGATGCTACTGGATTCGGCTCGTCAGGCGGTGGAGGCGCTGGGATATACTTTGATGTTAATAGTGGTCCAGCTGGGAATGGTGGCGACGGTGCCGGTGGATTCCTAAGGGTGGAGTGGTAATGAAGAGGATAAACGCAGAGATCTTATACTCAGAGATAGCCGCAGAAGGCAGTGGTCTATATGTATGGGTATACCCAAACGAGAGGTCTGTTTTGGAGCTCCAACGTTTAATCGAAGGGGCCCCATTCAAGACTAAGAATAGTGCTGACTTCCACTGCACTGTAATACACAGTAAGCAGTTGGCACCCGATGTAAAGCCTATGCCAGATCAAGTATGTGTGGGTACTATAGGTCAGATTAACCACTGGGTAGACCACAAAGGGCGTAACATAGTGGTAGCCGCAGTTGATAGTCCAGACCTGAAGGCCGTTCATAACGATTTGGCCGCCCAGGGATTGAAGCATGGATTCCCAGAATATAACGCGCATATAACGCTGGGGCACGATATCGATCTTGATGCGCGTACTAGGATATGGTTAGCGGAGACCAATGAAGTGCTAGCCGCGAAGCCCTTGCCTATAGTATTTGATGGTATCCTTAGAGGTTCCATGACTGCATAGCCGTAATAAAGGCCAGGGTGAAATCACCCTGGCCTTTTCCATTTAGAACGTCCCTTCGTTGATGTCTGGTAAGTCCGCTAACTCTAAAGCCCGGAATGTAGGATCCGCGTCTCCGCCTGATGCAGGTCCCATGTACATAGTATTGGCCCCAACTGGAACTACGGTAGCTGCAATAGCGTCATCCACATAAAGCTTATTGGCCCCATGAGTATCTTGGGTGGGCGTGTAATCTAGAGTTACTACGTCCTCGAAGGTTACGGGCCCTTGGCATTAACAGTCACAGATTTATATGTACCCGCACTGACTATGCTTGGTAGCGTAACGTTTACGGCCGAGGTTGTACCGCTACCAGACACGTCCCCAGTTACAGTCAAAGGCATGGATCGAGGTTTGGGCTGTACTACGTCCCCACTACTATTCTTTATGAATAAAAGCTCGTCTGCCGAGTTGATAAATAGTTGCCCATTTCCTATTTGTTCAGATAAGGGCACTCTCCCAGGCACTATTGAATTACCATGTATTACCTTCTTTCCACTTAAAGCCATTTTTAGTCCTCTTTCTGATCTATTTTAAATGAGGAATCGCGTTAATTGAGAAAGGCTGGGAATTCCCAGCCTTTACCTATTGCACCTTGATGTAGGGCACCATACCACTGGCTATTGGACCTAGCAGGGGTAAGTTGAACTTTGTTGCATCTGGTTCAAGCAGTTTGGCAGTCTGTGTGTAGTTGGAAGCCAGAACTGGCATTACGCCACCACCATAAGCTGCACAAGACCAAGTATTACTCTCATTGGTAAAGCTTACGGTTGTCCAGGTTCTACCATCAGCAGACACAGCTGCCACATCGTTGTTACCAAACATCCAGAATCGAGAGCCGTCCCAAGCTATTGAAGTCCAAGTGGAACTGATGGGCAATGTGATAATATCCCAAACTGTACCGTCTTGAGACACAGCACACGTATTACCTGTTTTAATAGCCACAAAAACAGTACCATTCCAAGTTAGACCCACCCAGCTACCTGTTGGAATTGTTCTCTGAGTCCAAGCGATTCCATTTGTGGACGTGAAACATATATTGTTACCTACAATACAGAACACACTGCCGTTCCATTCTATGGCATTACATACGGCGATGACTGGTAGAGTTCTACCTGTCCAGGATGTGCCGTTAGTGGACGTGGCATAGTTAGTTGTCGATGTCAGAGCTACGGCAACGAATATACCATTACCGTAGGCAACACTGGACCAGGCTTGAGATACACCTAGAGAACCAGATGACCACGAAGTACCGTTAGTGGACGTGAACACTGCATTAGATACAGCGCCTCCACCTATAGCACAGAATATAGTGCCGTTCCATATGATCTTTGCCAAGCTTGCTGCTGATGGAAGCGTTCTCTGAGTCCACGTAATACCATCCGGACTAGTAGCATACGCATTGGTGGTACCTACAGATACAGAGGTCTGAACCGCACAAAATAGAGACCCATTCCAGGCCACTGATCCCCAACGACCAATCTTTATATCGAAATTCGCCGCTGTCCAGGTGGTTCCATTCGTGGACGTAGCTCCAGCAGTGGTATTGTAGGCCTTACAGTAGAACACCGTGCCGTTCCAGGCTACTGTTTGCCACTGTGCCGATGATGGCATACTGGCCGTAGACCACGTAATTCCGTCAGGAGACGTAAGTACCAACGTAGTACCAGCCACACATACGAATATAGAGCCGTTCCATATGATAGTATTGGATCCACCTGCGGCACCAACAGATGAAGTTGCCGCACCCCAGTTTACGCCATCACTAGAATAAAGAAACGATGCGGTTGCTGTACTAGATACAGCAAATACAGTACCGTTCCAAGCTATTCCTGGACGTGTGGCGCTCGTTGCAAAAGTTCTGGATGTCCACGTAATGCCATCCGGACTCGTCATGTAAGTATTGGTAGCGACGCTCGATACAACACAAAACAAACCGAGAGACGTAGCCCACGCTACATTGTTCCACGAACCAGATATAATAACCTGTTGAGTCCAGGTAGCACCGTTGTCATCACTTGTTGCGCCAATAGTACTGGCAGATACTAAAGCGATTAATCTACCTGAATTGTTTGAACCAACTACAGTCCAGTTGCCGGCTGCTGGCAGTGTTCTAGCAGTCCACGTAATACCGTCAGGGGACGTAATACATTGATTGCCACTATTTGGCACTGCACAAAACACACTACCGTTCCATGTGATACACCGAAATGGAACATCAACAGGTGGCCGTATTACAGTCCAACTGGTTCCATTAGTGGAATATGCTATCAGTGAAGGTGCAGCCACGCACACAGCAGCAAACATAGAACCACTAGCAGCTATAGACGAGAAAGCCACGGCACTCTGTGTACCAGCCATAGGTATAGAGGTAGGTGTCAGACTATCTTCTGTTATTACATCCGACAAGTCTGGATAGGCTGATCTTAATTGAGCGGATCCATCACAAACCAGATAGTCTTCTTCTGGAGTCAGTACGCCGCTAGGTGCGTCGATAATGATACCGACAGGCATACCCTCTGTAGTGCCTGTCAAAGCTAAAGTTACGTCACCAGTACCGCTGTCAGCACCAGTACTACTCGTAATCTCAACTCCGTCACCTGCTATTAGCCTACGAATTACAGACTTACCTTCAGTTGAGACATTGAATTTGCTTTTGGGCAGTACCGATAACTGTTGACCAGTATATTCTGTTTTCATTACTCATCCCATCGTACTTGAGGTGGAAAATTAAGGTCTCTTGGTATGATATAGGGTACATCGAAGCTTGTGGCATCTTCATTTATAGCTATAGAGACACCACCCATGTCCCCTACTATACATAAGGCACTGCCATTGGAGCCCACACCTATACTGCTATGGGTGGCAGCACTTACAAGCCTAGGCTTCCAGTTTATACCATCAGCACTCGTAGCATATCGCGTTCCATTTGCAGCCGCTATACAGAACACACTGCCATTCCATGTGATAGCTTGCCAGTCAACGCTATCAGGTAGGGTAACGGTGGTCCAGTTAGCACCGTTAGTCGAGATAGCTGCTACATTACCTGCAGCTATGGCACAGAACACACTGCCATTCCAGGCTATGTCTCTCCAAAATAGTGATATCGGCATGGTTTGAAGTGTCCACGTAATACCGTCAGGGGACGTGGCTGCTACGTTAGAGGAGGTTGCTGCACCACCTACTGCACAGAACACAGTACCATTCCAGGCTATAGCAGCCCAGTTAGAGGCTCCCATACTACGAACTGTCCACGTAGCGCCATCAGATGACGTATAAGCTGAGGAGGTGTTACCTATTATGCAGAATATAGAGCCGTTCCACACTATATCAGTCCACGTAGCGCTCCCACCCAGAGTTCTTCCTGTCCACGTAATACCATCAGGACTTGTAATAACGTCTGTGCTACCGCCGACAGCGCAGAACAAACCGCCGCCGTATGTAATAGCAGCCCAGTTAGACGTCCAAGGCATTATTTGTTGGGTCCACGTAATACCATCCGTGGATGTTGCTGCTCGCGTAGAATTAGGTGACAGAGCACAGAAGATAGTACCAGTGCCAACTATAGGTTTCCACGAAAGTATTCCAGAGGCAGCAATCTCTCTATTGGTCCAATTAATACCATCAGTAGACGTACCGGCTGTATAGGGTGAGGTAGAGAACGCACAGAATACAGTTCCGTCCCATGTCAGGGCTCTAAATGGAGCACGGCTTGACATAACCGACGCAGTCCACGTAGCGCCATGATCAAGACTGTAGGCACCTACACTAGCAGTAGTAGCAGCCGTAGCAACTACAAGCCCACTACCGTTAGAAGCGAGATTGGTCCACGTTGAGGATCCTGGCATCGTTCTCTGGGTCCACGTTGATCCATTTGGAGACGTGGCAGCGATAGACGAGTTTGAACCTACAGCACAGAATAAACTACCAGTCCACGTAAGACCTTGCCAGTTCGTACTTACCGGCATAGCCTGTGTGGTCCAAGTAGCTCCATCGGGAGACGTAGCTGCAATGCTGCTGGCATTGGCTATGGCACAGAACACAGTTCCGTTCCAAGCTATTCTAAACCAAGTTGCTGATGAAGATATGGTTCTAGCTGTCCACGTAGCTCCATCTGGAGATGTTGCAGCAACTGAAGAAGCTCCTGAATAACCAGCTACTGCACAAAAGACAGTGCCGTTCCAGGCTACTGATGCCCAGTTTTGAGAAGAGGGCATCGTTCTGGACGTCCAGGTAATACCATCTGGGCTTGTATAAGCAGCGCTGCTATTCTGAAGAATGACCAAAAATACGGTACCGTTCCAAGCAGCGGCTTGAATACTACCTGACCAAGGCGCTGTTCTGGATGTCCACGTAGAGCCGTGATCAGAGCTAGTGGCATACGTATTACCACCACTTGTGAACCCCAAAATAATGCTGCTATTACTTACCGCAGCCGAATAGTTTAAGGTCAGAGGAATCGTAGAATCAATCGTTGATGTCTGATTTACGTAAGAATTCTCTGGTGTAATGGCAGACAAGAGAGGGTAAGTCGACCTAAGTTTGGTAGAGCCATCGCAGGCCAAATACTTGAGGGGATCTAATTCGGCAGCCATACATATCTGGCCCACAGCTACCGTAGAACTCATCCCCCATACCGTTACATCGCCAGTTCCACTATCAGCTCCTGTACTGGTTAATGCTATCCCAGGTCCGGCCATAACTCGTCTAATTACTGCTTGTCCTGGTGTGGACATATTCAAGTTAGACCGCTCTATACCCTCGTCTTTGAATTGCTCATCATTCAGTATAGTATTCATAATGCCTGTATTAGAACTGGATAATAGGCTGCCTGCTGAGGTATATTAGGCAGGTAGAACTTTGAGTTATCTTCGATTCCTCTGATTACTTGAGCTGTTGTGCTACTAGTTACAGCGCAAAATGTGGTTCCTCCAGATATTGCTCCGACTGAAGTCCATGCATTAGCTGTATTGATATCATATGAGGTCCAAGTAGCACCATGATCCCTACTTATAGCACTTGTTCTCGAACTACTAGATAAGGCCCACAGAAGATTAGAGTTGCCAGCTATTGTTGCCCATGTTGTGAAAATGGGCAGTGTTCTAGCAGTCCACGTAATACCGTCAGGGGACGTGGCTGCTATAGCCGTACCGGAGCCGCTTGTACCACTCGCTACCGCACAGAATACAGTACCATCCCAAACAACGTCTAACCACAACAAAGCAGCAGGCATGGTTCTAGCGGTCCACGTAATACCGTCAGTAGAGGTTGCAGCAACATTGCTACCTGCTGATGTTCCAGATATCGCACAAAACACAGTGCCGTTCCAAGCAATAGCGCGCCATTGTTGGGTAGTCGGCAGTGTTCTAGCTGTCCAACTAAGACCATTGGTGGAGGTTGCAGCAACAGTGCCGTTAGCAGACGAAATGGCACAAAACACAGTGCCGTTCCAGGCTATATCAAACCAGCCGGAAGACACCGGCATGGTACCTGTACTCCACGTAATTCCATCAGACGACGTGGCTACTAGGTTACCACCTGTTACCACCGCACAAAATATAGACCCATTAGACGTAATTGCATTCCAAGGGTTTGCGGTTGTTGGCATTGTTCGGGTGGTCCACGTAATACCATCCGGGGATGTAGCCGCCGTGTTGTTTGCTCCATTGATGGCACAGAAAACCGTACCGTTCCAAGCAACATTAGACCAGTTCTGTGTGGTACCCAGCATAGAACCAGCTGTTGGCTGAAATACAGTAGTGGGAAAAAGGGTGGCCAACTGTGGATAGTCGGCCACCTCTTTAACTGATCCATCACACTCTAAGAATGAGGGACCCAACACGCCGGACCGGGCTTCAACTAATTGACCAACATTACCACCACTGTTTGCCACGCTAATGTTTACATCACCGGTCCCGGAATCCACACCCATGCTATTGAGTTGGATTCCTGTGCCGGCTATTAAACGTCTAATCATAGCACTACCCGGGGTAGTGGCATCCACCAAATCCCGGGTAATCGCCTCGTCTTTTACTTGACTACCAGTCCCTTGTGTAAGCATTTTACGTCATCACTTGAAGTAGTAGGCCCGCAGTTTCTCGCCAGTTTCGAGAATAACTAGGGTTGTGATTGTAGTACCGGATATCGTGTAGTCGTTACCAACACCAGGCTCCAGCAATTGACCATTGCGGTACAGCATCAAACCGAAGGGTGCATTGGCCAACGTGAACGTGGTATTGACACCATTCACAGTACCGCTGGGTGTTTCATTGGCAACGAATGCATCGTATTTCAGGAAGCCAGTACCGGCAGTGGTATTAATCGAGGCAACACCAGCGTCATCAACGGCGATATCACCAGTGATAGTAGTGAATGCTGCTTCGCCAGTGCTGGTAGCAAGCATTACTTGACCACCAGCACCATCAGTGATCTTTACGCCGTCAGGGCCAACAGTCAGGCCGGGGCCATCGGCTACAACGCTGAATTCAGTACCAGTGAGGTCCAAACCGTCACCAGCGGTATAGCTAGTCCCACCACCGCTTTCGATCTCAGACCAAGCAGTGTCGGTCGTGTCCACGGTGATTGTGCCAGTAGTGGTACATACCCACTGAGTCGGCGCGCCAGTACCTTCCGTAACAACTACAGTTGCGCCTGCACGTTGAATCGAAGCTGTAGCCCAGAATGCTGGACGTGTCCACGCACCACCATCCACAACAACCCAGGGGCCGTTTTCAGAAGCATCGGTTTGACCTGTTGCCAAAACATAATCACCATCAGCTACAGCAACGCCGTTAACTGTTTGCTCATTGGCCAAAGTCAGATTGGTAGTAGCGACAACCTTAGCAGATGGCTTGGAAGAAACTTGGTTGACCAAGTCCTGACCACTTTCTAGATTCAGCGCATCACTAGGAGCAGTAGCCGGCGGCAGGCCCGTGACTTTAAAACCATCGGTGTCCCAATCGCTTGTCAAGGGAACAGAACCGTCAGCCTTCAGCAAAGATGTCCCATCTTGTACGTTAGCTAACGGCAGGACCAAATCACTTGCTAACTGCGCCAACTCAATTGAGTCGTCAAGTATCTGGGTATTACCGCGGATTTTTGTTTGTGCCATGTTTATTCACTCCTAAAGTAATTGAAGATTACAACATCGCCCACCATTAAGCTCAATGTGGAGGGCAGAATTACCGTCTGACCTGACAAACTATAGGATGCAGACGACTGAGCTAATCCATTTATAAATAGACTATGACCATCCGAGTTCATAGGATTGGGTACGTTAATCGTATTTGCACCAGCACTTGTGATGGTCTGTTCTATAGTGTCTGGTACACCGCCTCCACCGCCATTGCGCTGAAAGCCTACAATTACACCGCTGCTATTCTTGATGTACAAGACCTCATCAGCGGTGTTAATGAATATCTGACCATCCAGCATCTGACCAGCATCTGGAGCTTCCCCTGATACGCTGGTCCTACCGTGTTGAAGCTTTCTTCCAGTTAGTGCCATTTTGCAAGCCTCTCAAAATTAAAAATTCGGCAAGGCACATATAGAGCCTTATGTAAAGAGCTACATATGTAAGTCCTTTGTCATCAATAAAATTTTGCCTAAGCATATGTTCCTTCGTCTAGAAGATCATCAAGATCGCCCCAGTCACCGTCCATTCGAACATAAGGTTTACCGTCTATAGGGGCCTCTGGTATACCTGATGTTGTATCAGCAATCCACGTTGTGAGGTCTGCTTGTAGTATGTAGGTAGTATCGTTCTCTAAAACACGACAAGCCATGCCTGCCGTTCTTCGGGCTGCTGGCAACGCATTACGGGCCACCAACGTAGCTGCTTCATGCCACCCACCTTTACCGTAGGTCGAGAAGTGGGTAGGGAAATCCTGATTGTTCTTTGGTGCTATATGGGTTATAAGGAAGATGGGCATCTCACGCTCCTAATACTGTTACGGTGGTCAACCCTAGCCCAGAGTTTTCACTTCCATACACGTAGAAAGGTACCACGCTATTATCGTCCATAGTCATGTTTACGGTGGCCACCAGAACTATGCCACCAATGAAACCATTGACCGAGAACTGCGAGGCCCCCAATGACACGGGGTAGCAGTAGTAAATATTCTCCCCTGCTCCCGCATTCACTGTAATGGTCTGGTCTTTATTGCCGTTACTGCCGTTGCTGAGGCTCCGTATAAAGTCTGCGTCATACACAGAGGGTTCTACTGCTGGGCCCCAATACAGGGTAGCTTGAGGTATCTTCGTGCTCATTGTGTTGATGTACACCCTGGCAACTGTGCTTGAGCTATTGTTGGTCAAAGTGAAGCCCGTCAGAGGATTGTCTAGACATAACATTCGAGATACTACGGCATTTATTTCACCGCTAATAGCCTGACCAACGAAAGCCAAGGGACTCGAAGTAGATACCACAAGGTTGGCCACGGCTTCCGATGTATTGGAGACGTAAGACTCTCCAGGCTTGAGTTCGACATAAAATTCAGCAATCCGAGGATCAGCGCCCATATATAGTGCGCTATAAGAACCGGAAGCCATTTGAATTTGGTTACGCCCATGTGTAACCTGAAGCTTTATGCCGAATGAAATCTGTGGGGCAGGTATGCTGGTAATCATTCACATCTCCGTGCTAGTTTAACTTTCATCTCCTCGTATTCATCTCTACAAAGACTATCGCAGAATACCTTCGGTTCCTCTAAAGGGTCCTCACAATTATAACAATGACCGTTGTATGGAAATTTTTTGATCATTGCTTTAGCCCGGGCTTGATTCACTAACTGCTCGTTCTCTAAATCGTTCAAGTCAGAGCTTATATCTGCGAAGTCCATGGTTGTCCCCTTATTGAATAGCAAAGAAGTAATATGTTTCACCACTATTATTGATCGGTGAACCACCTCCCGGTTGTAGCAAAGTGAAACCCGCACTGTCTCGTGCTAACAGGGGATCACCTCCAACTTGAGCCCCATTAGTATCGGCCAACAGATAAGGTGTTGTTGCACCTCCCATCCCTCTATTCTTATTAAATATGTACCAATGACCTGTTAATGCGCTCTTTATTATAACCCATCGGGCACCAATGGAGAAATCACAGTCAATATCCTGTTGTGCAGCAGTGCCGACGTAGGAGCCTGATTTAGAGTCAGGCCCATCTGAAAATACATACAGTATGTAAGGTTCACCCACAGCATTGACCGCACTGCTGGTACCTACTCCGAAGGTTGTACTTGTGTGAGTACCCCATACAGTAACATCGTTAGTCACTGGATCATCTGTATCCAACGTCAGATAGTTAGCGCTGCCTAGCGCTCCAAAATATACACATAGACTGGTTGGCATCTCAAGTGCTTTGGCTATAGCAAACGTAGGTAAAGACTCTAATATGTGAGCCAAATTCTGAGCACTACCGGTGCCTTCATACGGTACTATGTCGAAGAACTCGGCGCCTATTTTAAAACTCTCAGCATCGAACTCCTCACCTACCGCGTTCACATCAACGCTAGATCCTAAGGTGAAACCGGGTCCGTTAGAGGCAAAGCTATTATTGAAAGCCGTAAGACCATCGTTGTCTTCGTCCTGAGCAGCAGGTGCAATCAGCAGCTTGTAGTTACCATATAGTTCCTTTCGTACTGTATCCCAGAGTGTATGAGGTGTGGTAGCCGTATAGCTTTTTATCCACACTAAACCTCCACCCTTTAGTGCCTGCAGGATACCCATTGTGTACACAGTAGTAGAGCCCGATATTACCGTTTGGACCAATACGAACCGGCCACCACCATACGCCATAGACGGATAAAGAAAGCCTGTGGGTAGTCCTGTCGTCTTGGGGGTCCAAGTAGCACCGCCATCGTAGGACACTGCGCTCTCTATTACGTTACCTACAGCCGATGATCTATTGGTGGCTACAAATATACCTGCGCCATAAGCTATGGCCAAGCTAGCCGACGAGAATGTAGTACCTACATTGTTGAAAATGATTACTGGCGAGGACCATGTAACACCGTCAGCAGAAGTTCTACACACGCCCCGGTTGCTCGCATCTCTATAGAGGACTATAAACAAGCCAGAGCCAAAAGCCGCATCAAAGAACGTTCCGGTCAAAGAAGTTGTCGACCACGAGGAGCCATTGTTAGACGTAACGGCTACATTGAACAAACCTGAGCCGAAAGCAAGGACCAGAAACTTCCCATTACCGAATACAACACGACCAGGGGATACGCCTACTGCTGGTCTAGTAACGGGAGTCCAAGTTATGGTATCTGTGGATATAGCAGCTATAGTTGCACTGATAATGAAGAACGTATTGTTCCCAAAACCAACGTTCTTCCATATCGAGTTCGTTACGGTCCTCAAAGTCCACGTAATCCCGTCTGGGGAAGTAGCAACTCTATTGTGATTAGCAGCAGACAACCCTTGAGATACGGCAACAAACAAACCGTTGCCAAAGCATATGTCCGCCCAATATCCTACACCTGACTGTATGATATTAGAATTCCAGGTTACACCGTCAGAGGATACTCCAGCGTAATCCTGTACATTACCGTTGGTTACCGCAACAAACTTCCCACTACCATAGGCAACTCGATTGAAGCCCACACTAAATGGGCTAGCAGAGCTTGTTCTTGGTGCCAAGGTTGTAGACGATTGCCAAGACCCCACATTGGTATCGAAGTCCAGCCCTGTTTTCAGCGTTTGGGAACTACCAGTCCCAGGGAACAGATTAACCCTGAATAGCCGGTTTAGTACGTTCCCTCCTGCTGACATGAACTTCTTTAGGAGACTCATGTGTAAGTACCTTCATCTATATCAGAGGGTGTGCTTATGATTATCGAAGATCCTGAGCTGTTGACTGTTATATTGGACCCCGCTGCAATACTCACTGATCCTGTTTTGCCATTGACTGCGGACACTCCACCACCAGCGCTACCTACTCTGCGAACCCCATATACATTGGGGCCTGCTTCCAACGTCAGCGTGTTAGCCAACACGCCGTTTCTGTACACTGTACCATCGGTAAGCTCTATGTCTTCGGACAGATCAAAGTAGATTGCTATATCATCGCCCTTGATGATCGATTCGCTTATGTTCACCAAAGGTATAACAAAACGCCACGTACCATTATCCAATACGTACATGCCACCTGGGAGGTTACCTATGTCGCGGGTCAATACATAGGCAGCTGTTATCTCACTAGGTGAAGGAACCGAATCAGAGAAAGGTGCAATGACCTGACCTTCAGATTCATTCTGAGTCAACGCTATGGGATAGTAAAAGTTAGCCACGTTATTCAACCTTATTTAGAATGTTTAGGACTTTTAATCTCTCGGGAACCGTTACAGCAGAACCATTAATGACTGTTGTTGCCTTGGTAAACATATCGGCATCTGCTAACACGTTCATCTTATTATTGTTCCAGAACCACCCAGCGGTAAGCATCGCATCAAGGGGTGCAGCAACTAGGTCTGGATTGATTACGAAGCGGTCATCATCGTATAGATCCTTGCTGCACTTCCTGTAGTTATCGAAGAAGGTCAGATGAAATGCACCACGCCCTCTATACTTGAAGCCATCGCCAGATTCAGGGCCCTTATTGCCTAGTCTGTTGGCGTACACTAGGTTGCCCAGCTTTTCGGAATTCTTGATATAGTCCGGTGCCCAAGCTTTGCCCACGTTCGCCTTATCCATAGTGAATCTCGTAGGCCACACGGCTACCAGTCGCTCAGGCGTAGAGTAGTAGAGTACTTCCACAAACTTGGTAAAGTTCTCGGTTTCAAACATAGCCTGGGCTATGAAATACCGTTGACGCCTCGGCGTATTTATTTCAAATCGAGCACAAGTTTCCTTTAAGGCCTCTATAAGCTTGTCTGGATCCTTGGCTTGCGGTGCGTAGGTCAAAAGCTTCTCTATTATTGTCATATCTACCTCACGTTAAGAACTGCCAGCACGAACTCTTGTTGTTTCCACGATATAGGGTTCAGTCGATAAGACACCCAGAGTATGACATTGTATTCCCCTGGTTCTAGCCTGCTGTCGGTCAATACCTTATACTGTGTTCCCTCTATGAAGGGCTCTATTGGAGACTCATATACGGTTTTTCCTTCCAGGTCTATTAGCTTATGTCTAAGGAACGCCTTGCTGTCAACTGATACGGGAACGTCCACCACAGATAAACTACCTGAACGTTGGACTACGTTTCGAACAGGAACCAAAGCAAAGGCTTTTGGAGGTTGAGTGGCCCAGTAAACAACTACTCCAAACGTGATCAAGCCTACCAGGGCTAGAATCTTTTTCATTTGCTTTTCACATTTATCTGGGCGATCTCCATTTGAATTATCCCCGTCTGTTGAGGACTCATAAGGTATTTAACATCGGCCACCAGCTTGTAATCCCCAGGTGGTACTTCACGAGGAATCTTGAACAACATGTTACCGAACTCCGGGCTGTTCTTGATATCTGTGGAAGCCTCTGGGTAATCATAGACAATCCGACCTACCCCGTCTATCAGGTAAAGCTTGTAGGCTATACGCGGTGAATTAGCAAACCAGGGTACATAGACTTCAGCATCTGTACCTGCGGAAGCCGCTACACTCGGCCTCGAAGCCAAACTCTGTGATACCTTAGGGTACTCTAATATCCACATAAAGCTTGCACCGCTTAGAGCAGGCACGCAAATCAGGGAAAATAAAGTAAAAAGTCCATCCGCTACTTCACGGACAGACCTTAAGCCAGCTACTATGGTAGTCATCATTACTTCCCCTCCTCGTCCTTAGTGAGACCAAGACGTTTTCGGTAGAAATTTTCGAATTCGGACCACGTTCGATTACCCATCATACCTCCAATGGAAATCAAGATAGCCATTAAAGGACCTTGAATTGACATCATTTTGCAAAACCAAAAAGTTAGGAGACCGGTGTAGCCTGCGGTCAATACGGTTACTATTAGAGGCCGGAGTTTGAGTTGATCCCCGTTTAAAAACTTTATTAGCCCTCCCACACTAGCTAATAATATGGTGAACGCATATTCTGTCCATGCGTAACCAAAGGGATCGTTGAAGTTGTAGTCCATCTCTGGTGCCCTCAAGTTATGCGATAAAATTTGGACTAATTTTAAATAGTAAATATAAGCCTATAAGGAGGCTTTATGATATATGCAGGTATAATAATGACTGCACGAGCACTGCTGAACGCACCAAACAATGGTCGTTTGGTCATGTGCTACATCGATTTATTGGCATCTAGTCTGGAGCTCGATGCTGAGTATTTGCCGCGGATCAACGAGGCGGTCAAGCGCTATGGGCCCTACTTCTCCGTTTCTTATTATGATCCAGAAACAGATACGGTCGTTGACAGCTTAGAGGGTTCTCAATACATGTTGAGGATCGATGCGAAGGACCAACCTTACTCTATAACCCTACAATGAAAATACTCGCCATTGATGGTAACTGGTACCTTCACAGACGGTGGTTCACGCTGAAGACTAGCCGTTCTATTGAAGAAGCTTTGCCCTATGCATTCCTAAGCATGATCATGAAGGACGCTTGTGCAGTGAAGGCTACCCATTTGTTGGTTGGCTTTGACGGTCCTTCCGTGTTCAGGTATAAGGTATATAAGGAATATAAGGGCACACGTCACAAGAATACTGAAGGCGGGGATACTGAGGATAGCAGTAAGGAAATTTATTCATACTTGCCTGCTGTACAGCGGTATCTAGAAAGCGCAGGGATTGCGTGGATACAGCCAAAGAAGTATGAAGCCGACGATGTTCTAGCCTCGGTGGCTAAACAATTCGGGAGGGGGAAGGCTAAAGTTATACTTGGCTGCCGGGATAAAGACACTTACCAAGTACTGGGCCCCAGGGTCTCTATTTATGATTCTGCATTGGACCCGCCTGAATACATCGAGGTGGCCACAGCAGAAGCCAAGAAGGGTGTTAAGTGCTCACAGATGGTAGCGTTTCAAACGCTGATAGGTGATCCCACAGACAACATACCTCAGTATAAGACACCAAGTGAGGCTAAGAAAATACTTAAGACCTGGGGGTCGATCAAGAATTGGTACGCTAATGGAACCCGAGAAGAAAAGCTGTGGCTAAAGACACACCACGTCGATCTACATATAAACAGGCAGCTCGTAGAGTTGGTATCCAATCTAGAGCTGCCTGAGCTTCAAGAACTTGTGGTCCCTAAGCTTAAGAAAACAAACATGCCAAAATACTGGTATGCTTATCAGGACTTCCTATATCCAAAGTCTAGAGGGCTTTTTAGAGCACCCTAGCGTAGATAATGGAGCCCGCGTCCCGAGACCAGAAAATAACGAAGTCTGTGCCGGCTGCTTGGAAGTTAGTAGCTCCCCGCAGGTTACTCATGAAGGTAGCGAACGACGTTGTGGTGCTACCGTCAGGATTAACCCATTGCACTGCACCTGGGAACGTATGCAGACGTAGCCCACCGTTGGTAAGCTCTACTTGAAGCTCTGCATATGTACTTGCAGGCCACCCACTGAAACTCCAGGTCATGGTAGCACCGGAGGTTACCGTAAAGTGTTGAACGTTGGCTGCATCAACATTAAGGTTAAACGTTGTGGACGCATTTCCGCCTTCCAAGAAGGCCAAGAACAGGCCCGTAGCTGTACCATTAACTCGATCAAGCTTATCGCCGCCCGCGGAGACCACGACATTACCGCCAGCATCTGGACTAATACCGTTAACGGTTCGGAGATTCGACGTAAGGTTACCTGTTATGTCAACGGAGAGTCCTACACCTACTTTGACGACACCCACAGTAGATACCGTAGCGATGTTATTGCCGGTAGAGCTTAGTGTACCATCTGATGTGATGGCCAATCCTGAACCGATCTTAACGACGCCCAGTGTAGAAGTTGTGGCAACCGCTATGTTAGCGGGATCCACTGATAGAACACCGGTACCGCTATTGATGGCTAATCCTGTGCCAACCCGTATGGCACCTAGTATGGAGCTCGTAGCAATCGGCAGAGTGGGTGGATTGATTGTCAGAAGTCCTGAGCCATCGATGGTCAAGCCAGAACCTATCTTAACGACACCCAATACTGTAGAGGTAGCTATCTGAATAGAACCGGTACCTACTTCTACCCAAGACTGCCACACACCCGAGGTAAGTTTGCGCCACCACTGCTTGGTCGCCGTAGTCCACCGCTGAACTACTTCACCTGTGTTATTGGTCGACAAGGGCACCACTTCTAGCGTAGCAGCACCTGTGGTTCCCGAAGGTGCGTTGGTAAGAGATGTTGCATTGGCTACCACAACAAAGAACAGACCATTATCTGTATAGGTATCCAGATTAGCCCCGTTCGGTATCTCTGTTGGGTCAATTAAGCCCTCTACTAAGGCAACCACATTGACATTGCCATCAACGTCGGGCAACTGGCTATTAACACTCTTGACAGGTGCGAATCCCAGGTCAAGAACATCGCCTCCGGTAGTTATCAGGTTACCGTTCAAGGGAAGTCTTGCACCACCCCGGGTCACCGTAGTCATTGCAGGCAACGAATAAGGTGTAGGTTTGTTGTTCAGGCTGTTGTAGTCATTAGTTATGCCAACGGCTGCCAGATCAGGCAGATTACCCGCGTTGATAGTCACGTCACCAATCTGACCATTGACAGACGTAACCAAGCTCAATGCCAGAGGATCAACACTAACAACACCGTCCGGGGCAATGGTCAAGCCCGGCCCTATTTTAATGCCGCCCAATACGGTAGCCGTAGCTTGTGGTATGTTAGGTATTGTAGTCGATGATTGGGTCCTATTGAAGGTCACGAACTTATCGCCAACCTCTGGCAAGATCATCAGTGGCGTGTCGAACACCAGGGTTACTGTATTACCTGCGACAACCGCTGTCTTTACGTAGCGGCATATGGAGAACAGTTCGCCTGTAATGAATTCCAATACCACTTCACCGAAGTAAGAGGGATTCATCTTCGGTGAGTAATGCGTGATCGACAAATCAACTGACGTACTGGTTACCGCAGTAATGGTACCCGTAACGATCGTGGCATATTGGTAAGCGTCGAAGCTCCACAAGCCATTTCTGTCAGTGAAGGCCAAGCAGGGGCCTTGAGAGCTATCAGCACCCTGGATGATGTAAGCGTTGGGTACCGCAGCATGGCTAGGTGGCAACTGGTCAGGGCTATGCAACGTAGCCATCTTGAACCTGTTGTCCGACTCAGCGTAGTCCAGCCACATATTGTAGTTGGTACCCGTAACGCTGAGGTAAACATCGATTCTTATACTGTTGCCAACCGAGCTAGACGTAGGTGCCAATTTCTCTATCAGGGCGTTTGCTGCACCCAGAGCAAACAACTGACCTTGGTAGTAGATACCTATTTCCCCAAAGTCAAAGGGGCCTAGGTTGTACTGTAAATACATGGAATACCGAACCACGTTGGCATTCACAGCGTCAGGTACACTAACTCCCCCGGAGAATACTTCAGTACCGTGGATGTCGGTGTCTGTAGGCTGTGGTACGTAATTGTAGTCAGATCCAAGTTTGTACACGTCGAGCACTATAGGGCCGACGTTTGATTCGATTATGGTGTGTCCATAATCTGTGATCTGGATAATCATAGTTCCTCCACATAAACTGCAATAAAATTTGTCATGGGTATAGAACAGGAACTGACCAAGCTCTACAAATCTTGCACAGAGGTATATACGGTTACTAAAGGAGACCCTAGCCGATTAAAGTACCTCAGGCCTTCCCAATTACCTTTCTGTCCGCCTGCTTTCTTCATTAAACATGCGACAATGGGATTAGCCCAGGTAATGGATCTCAATGGTTCATTCTACACATCAGTGGGAACTACTGTCCACGAAGTTTTGCAGAAATATCTGGGAACCAGTGGTAAGTTCCTGGCTAACTGGGAATGCAAAATATGTGGCAAGAAACGCAAGTGCTCAATGAAAAACGAGTGCTGCGATATGCCCATGAAGTACCATGAAGTGGAGATTAACCACAAAGGGGTAAAGGGTCATATCGATGCCATTTATAGGGATAATGAAGGGAATTATTGGATAGTTGATTTCAAGACCACATCGGTAAAATCAGCGCCCAGGAAGAGGACAAATCCTGGGGTAGCTTATACAGAGCAAGTAGAAACCTATGCGCTTATGCTGTGGCGTCAATATGGTATTAAGGTCAAAGGTGTAGTCTTGATGTTCATTCGTCGAGACAACCCTACGTGGGAAGCACCTGTGATCTGGTACATGACACTGCGGACCTCAGATTTCAAGGCCATAGAGGCCCGGACCGAACGTTACAAGAAAAGGCACCAAAGAGTTTTGACCGCACAGACTGAAGAGGAGGTATTAGACTTAGCTAAATATGGACGATGTAACAGTGCATACTGTAGGGTCTGCAAGTCCCCTACGTCACTCAAGAAGCAATTAGCTCGTGCCTACAAGACAGGCAGCCAGAAAAACCACTTACCACTTAGCAGGCTAAAGTAAATATATGAAGACCAAGACCATAAGCGTAACAGTAAGCCGTACCGTACAGATTCAACAATTCCACCCTTCGGTAGTGTCTATGACAGAAACCGCAGAGATAGAGTCAGGTGATGACGTTCGTAAATGCAAGATCCAACTCTATAAAGCGTGTTCTGAAACAGTTGAGACCTGTATGAACCGAGAGATAAAGAAGTACCAAGATGAAGAATGAAGGTCATCAAGTATGTTCTGAATTGGAGAAACCCTACCCATCGATTGATCCTCCCGAAGAGGGCCCAGATACTATCGGTACAGGTAGAGGTTACCACTAACTGTTTATGCCTGTGGGCTCTGGTCAACACTAGGGCTCGCAAATGCAGCCGTGTCTTTGCTTTCTACGAGACAGGCATTGAGCTGCCACCGAAACCAGGGAGGCATGTTGCGACCACGCAGGTTCGCCCTGGTTATGTTGTTCACATATTTGAGGTTACTAAATGACAGCGTTTCACACAAAATATAGACCCCTCACCTTAGATACTTTGATTGGGCATGAGGCGGCTGTAACACGATTGAAAGGGATGGTTAGCTCTGGGAAGATACCGAATGCCTTGCTTATTACAGGACCCTCTTCAGTAGGCAAAACTACGTTAGCCAGAGCACTGACAGCAGCCCTTAACGGTATTGAAAAGGCTGAAGGGCATCCTGACTATATCGAGGTGAACGCTGGTGAACAAAGAACCATCGAAGATGTAAGAAGCTGGATTCAGACAGCGAAGTTTAGGCCCCAGACTAAGAAGAGGGTTATATGTATTGACGAAGCGCAAGGCGTCCTAAGCAATGCGGTAGCTTCTGCTGCATTACTGAAGCCCCTGGAAGAGCCTGCAAAGAACACTTTGTGGATCTTGTGCTCCATGGATCCCCAGAAATTCACGTCTGGTAACGGATTGGCAATCGCTAAACGCTGCACCCAATTCGTATTGGAGTCCCATACTAATTCTGACTTGCTCAAACAGGCAGTTCGTATTGCCAAGGGCGAGAAAATGAAGTATGTTATGGACGAGGAGAAGAGTCTTCTGAAGGCTATAGTTAAGGCATCGGGTGGTGAAATGCGTTCGGTGGCTAACCTTTTGCAAGCCGCCCAACAGTATTATGAAGGACTAGATACCAAACCTTCAAGACTCAGTAAGGAGCATATATCGAAGGTCTTGTCGTCCACTGAATCCTCAGATGATAGACTAGTCGTTACCATATTGACTGCCGTTTATGGAGGCAAGTTTAAGGAAGTTCAACGATCTTTGCTGGATGCCCAAGACGGCTTCCAATTGATTAACAAACTCCTGTGGGCTAATAGCTTTGTGCTGAATGACACGGTATTGGATGGCGCACGCCACAGAAAGGTATGGGCTACGCCTATCAATAAAGAACTTCGAGGGAACGCACAGAAGCTCAAGGTAAGCTTAGGCGCGTTGGCCGCAACTAATGCGACGTTAGTTGAGATCAAGGGACTAGCACAGCAATTTGCGACATCACCCGAGGAGTTACTGTCGGCAAAGCTTTACCGCCTCATCAAGGAAATTCACCCTAAATAATAAGGACAGTCCGTGCTTTTCAATAAGATTAGGCTCCAGAACTCTATCATCTTCAAGGACGCTTCATTCGAATTCAAGCCAGGAATCTCTGTAGTATATGGCCTGAACCGTTCTAACACTAAAGCCAATAGTAATGGCAATGGTGCAGGAAAGAGTTCCCTGTTCTCTCAAGTAGGGGAGATCCTGTATGAAACACCTATCATCGGGGAACGGCAGGACTCAGTTAAAGAAGGGACGCGGGCTCTCCAGTTCATGCTGGGTAAAAAGAAGATCGTTCTACAGAAATCTGCGAGCAAGATCAAGGTCTCTATAGATGGTACCGAAAAGAAATTTCGGACCAAACCGTTGGCCAGGCAATGGCTAAAAAAGGTATTGCCTATCAACGAGGAGGAGTTCAATACCTACGTTCACCTAGATGCTCGTATTCCCCACCCATTGGTAATGGGGTCGTCCACTGAACGAAAACGGTTCTTCAATTCCTTCTTTAGCCTGGACAAGATGGATATCGAACGCAAGCTCTTTGTGGCCGAGCTTGCGGCCCTGAATAAGGTACGTGCTGTCTATTCAGAAATCCGTGAGGAGTATGAGGCAGCGAAGGGCAATAGGATAGATAAAGATAAGTTGATCAAGCTTCGGGAATCTATTAAGATCAAGGAGTCCTTGGTAGATGAGTTGAATCAGAAGAACAGCAAGCTCCAGACCATTCACAACCTATTAGCCTTTGAGTCCCTAGCTAAAGAGCAGATCAATGTCCTGAAGTCTCTGTGCCACGGTGAGATAACAGAAGAGTCGTTCAATGCCGTAGTCAGTGATACAGAATGGGCCTTAAAAAAGAACGTCCAGGAGTTAGAGGCAGCCTTGGAGTGGGAGCAGTATAAACGCGATAATGCCAATTACAGCAAGGCGTGGGATAAACTGACACCCGATGCTAGGAAGCTCATAAATAAGCTGGGTACTAAAGAAGCCAAGTCGAAGTGTAGCTCTGCTCGGTCTAAACTGTTGGAACTCAAGCATAACCGAAAGAGCTTGAAGGCCCGTTTAGCTGACCTAGAGGCAGAGCAAGAAGGGCTGGTAGCCGAAGAGGTTGAGGCACCTGATATAGACCGTGGTGAAACCTTAAACAAACTCCAGTCATTGGAACACCAGTATGACCATGCACAGGAGTTCAAGAGTGGCACATGTGAGACCTGCGGTCAGTCAGTACGTGTTAAGGACCCAGAGGTCCTAAAGGCTAAGATAAAGAAGCTAGAGCGGTTACTGGCTGACTTCGACAAAGCGGAAGCCTACAAAGAGGTCAGAAGGCAGAGGGCAACAAACAAGCAGGAAATCCGTGAGATCAAGATCGAATTAGAGAACCTGCAGCCTAGGATCGAGAAGCTAAGTCGATATGCAGACCTTAATGAAGACCTATCGAATCTGCCTCGTAAGCCCCGTCCTTTTGAGGGCAAGAAACTAGAGGCGGCGGTCAAGCAGCGAATGGTCGATGAGGACAAAGACCGATTAAAGCTCCTGAAATTTCTTCAGCCTAACCTTGATATGGTAATAGCCATTCAGAAGGTAAGCGATAAGCAGAGGGTAGCAGCGGCGGCTGCACCTCTGCTACAGGCACGTATCAACGAAGTTCACGAAGAGTTGTCGAAGCTTAGAGCCCAGTTAGAGACCCAAAAGATGGCTTACGCCAATGTGAAGCGGCTGGCAACCAAACTAAAAGATCTCAAGGCGCAGTTGGTGAACGAGAAGCCACTCAAGTTATTGATCGAGGCTTACTCCGATAAGGCAATGAAGAGATTAGCCGTTCAGGCAATATCGAATAGGTTGGTAACTGTAATTAACAAGTATGCGCGAATCGTGTTCCCCGAGGATTTTCAGTTTGAATTCCGATGGGATACTTCGCAACTAGCGTTATTGGTGCACCGTAAGTATGGTAAGAAGACTAAGGTATCGGATGTTCGCAAACTTAGTGGTGCGGAATCCAAGTTGTTCACGATCATACTGGTCTTAGCCTTATTGACCTTTGTGCCCCATAAGAAGAGATCAAACATAATCATCCTTGACGAACCTACAGCCAACTTTTCTATTGAGACCACACAAGCATTCAAGGCACTGCTACCCGTGATAAATCAAATCATACCTTCGATTGTGATCATAACGCCTAAGACTGACGAGCGCTACGAAGGCGCCTCTGAGTTTACGGTCATAAAGAGTAAAGGTGTGGCCAACATAGTGAAAGGGCACCCCAGTGAGCACTAGAATCATTCAAGCATTTGGTATAAGCGAGTCGCCCATTAAGATAGGTGACGTGTTCAAGGACTTGGGTATCAGCTATGGGCTGGTATCAAAAGCGGAGGTCAAAATCTTCCACTACGCTACAGAGCAACCTGCGCTACCCATCATCTTGCCTTCTGTAGCTATGGCTAAGAAGTACGAGCCTAAGACGGGCAGGCAGGTCTTGTTTATATGTGACGCTCTGGTAGCCCTATCAGAGTGCAATATTCGAATAATAAGGCACCAGGATTTGAGAGCCAATGTTGAATCAGCCCTGCGGTTTGCGGTAGCTCACCCAGAGCAGGACTTTCAATTGGTACATAAATCACTGACAACCGCAGACTACGTTAATGTAGCGACAAAGCCTTCGTACCTGAATTTTATACAAACCGCGTTATACAAGATTTCAAAATATCAGCTACGAAAAGAGGTCCAGTTAATGATCGTGCAGTACCTTAACTCGGATATCAAGTTGCCTGCTCTGAAAGCCAAGCTCAAGTCTAACCTTAAGCTTGGGGACATACTAACGTTAGTCCTCGATCCTAGGGCTATTGATCTGAGATCAGCCGTAAAGGCCTACAAGGAGAGTCCTAAAGACAGCGCACATTTGGAGCAGATAGCTCAAGAATGGGGCTTCGACACGTTTGAAATCTTATACGTGGTGAATTCAGCGTCCCGCAATAAGGATTCATGATGATATTAACAGTTATAACCCCTGAAGGTGAGGAGCAGCTAGGGCTCCTAGACGATTGTTTAATCTACGATGGTCAGGCATTCATCGAACCATCTGTAGGCGAGCTCTGCTTAGTAAATAGTGACGTTGGTCCTTGGCAGTGCTTGATAACTGCTGTCGATCAGGAGGTGGTAACTGAGAATGACCCACGAATCATTACAGTGGACGCCCCTGAGGAGTGTTTCTGCGGCATCACATGCAGAGGCACAGATATAGCTTATGTAACCGTAAGGAGTGAAAATGACTAACACCAACAACCAGTATGGCCTGCCTTTCGTTGAACCCGTTAAACAGACAATTCTGCCTGTGATCAACACGTTGACGAACGAGATATCCGGGTTCTTTGCTATCGAAGAAACAGACTTCGACGGCACAGAGACCGAATTCGAGTTACTTGAGGGCGAGGTATCGATCACCACGGTGACACTACATCCCCGAATTCAAGATGGTTCGAACTATGGGGTTCCGCAATACATGGCTGCCTACTACAACGACCTGGAGTTCCGCTTGCGCCCATGGCTTGGTTATACTTCATTTGTTGATACCAATTCTACAGGCTTCTATCGCTGGTTCTCTATGCCGACGCAAGGCCAGACCCTGCATTTCGGCCCAGGTGTCCTTATCGGTAACCTCACCATCACTATGGACAACGAGTCCTACACACCAGCTACGCCTACACCCCCAGAGGCAGAAGACGCGACCCTGCGCTGGGCTGCCTCTATGGCTCTGAATTCGTCACAGATGGTATGCGGCTTCTTCGACTTCCAATGGCCGTACCTGTTTCAGGCTAAATCTTCAGCACAACCCCTAAGCATCGAGATTATAGCCAACCCTCCGGGCGGTGAGTTCAAATCGACATTGGTTGCCCAGCCCACAGTTGCACCGGGCGGCGCTATCCAGTTCAATACCGTACGTATCATCAAACTCCAAGACCCTGCACCTGGGGACTATGAGTTCACCTATCGAGTCACAGATGATAAGAACCTCTCCACAACTTGCACACTGACCCTCACTATTACTTGACCATGAAAATTAAAATCGATAACACTGTTCTACAGGAGGCTATTCGCGTGGTCTCCCGACTTGCACCACCAGTATCAGGCAACATAGTTATAAAGACTGATGGTAAGAAGGCGTGGATGCAGTCTACCGCTGAAATATCGCGGTGTTCTGTATTGATGCCCTCAACGGTGAGTGGCGAGAACCTGTTTGCCATCAGTCTTAACACACTGAGGGATGCCACAAAAGGTCGTAAGGAGTTAGAGATTCACTACGACAAGACTTTGTGCAAGATATCGGCCTCCAACTACAAATGTGAGTTGGCCACAGTTGACGCGCTAGAGGTGGAAGCCGATAAAGACACCTCAAAGGGGGAAGCCATCAAGCTTAACTCTGAACAGGCAGAATGGCTTAAGTCGGCAGTCAATACCGTAGCCTTGAAACCTAATGCACTGCTAAACACATTCATGCCCGTAGCTATCAGGCTCACGAATAAATCAGCATTCGTTGCCTGTTACGATAGGGATCATATCGCTTACGTGAACAGCAAAGAGATTACAGGCGATATGAGCATTGTGCTGCCCTTCGATACAGCCACAGCGGTACTCGACGTATTCCATAAGGCACCTTTCAAACTGGAGCTCGGTTCATCTAACCTGCATGTTACTAATGCGTTAGTGAGAGCGTCTTTATCCCTACCTCAAGAAGATGAGGAGTCGGCCATTGGTTTGGACGCTGTGGTTACCCAGTCTAAGGCCGCGTCTAAAGCAGACGGAGCTCAAGTGGAGATCGAGAAGGCCGCCCTATTAGAATTCTTGGACAATGCTCGTGCGGTGGCCACCAAAGAGCGTTCGGAAATTGCGATAACTACAGATAAAGGTAAGGTCAAGTTCGAGATCGTGACGGCCAATGGCTCTACCCGTACGGTATTGAAGGCTGCATGTACTACCCAGACCAAGGCCAAAGTAGACTTCGAGTTCCTGGATGAAGCTGTCAGAAAGTGTGCAGGTTCGGTGGTCATGAAGATTGTAAACGATGCGTTTATCAACTTCCAGATGAAGAACTCGGCGGTTATCGTGTCTCTTAATCAGGACTAAGCCCATGAGTCCTCTGCTTGCGCCGCTAGATATGAAGCCCGGTACCTTTTATGATATAGGTTCGGGCTTCATGTTACCTATCCAAGAAGTTCCTTTCCATTCGAAGCTAGAGATCCAGTCTAAGCTCAGCGTGAGCTGCATGTTCGACATATTCTTTGTGAGCTGCGGTGGCACCAGGGTAGGCTTCTTCTTTGTAACCCGATTCGAGGTCCAAAACGAAGGTGGCTACTTGATAACCTACCTCCAGAATAAGGGAAAAGCCACAGAGGTAGAGGTCTTAATCAAGACCGAAGACTTAGTGGTCTATAACTATCCGAATCGAGGGACCCTGGCTATATCACCGCTGGTAAATCCTATCATCGAGACTATATTCGAAGAGCAATAGAAAGGTCACACGTGGCTAAGAACTCGAAGAACCCCAAGTCAAAGATTATTGCCGAGATCCGTGAGGACGGGCAATATAAGAAGTTTAGGGAGATAGTAAGAAATACCCGAGAGAAACTAAAGGTCGACCAAGACCGTAATGAAGCGCTGGCATTGCATGCGGCTAGACTATCGAGGCAGATGTACGGTAAGAAGCAGTATTCACCGCAAGCCTTGTTAGAGTCCTCACTTCAAGACTCATCATATAGATCACGTATGGTAGAAATTCGAGTACAAGCCAATCTCCATACCTCGTTGCTCGATGATGCCATTGACGTAATCAAGCGGTACATCACCACCGAGTTCTACGATGAGCTAAGTGGCTATAAGACGGTGGACCAACGTAAGTCTATGATCGACCGCATAGTCGCTTCCGCATTAGAACTCAAAAGCGAAGGTGAAGCATTGGTCGAATTGTTGGACACTTTGGTCAGGGACATTGACCAGACTTCGTTCCAACTTGAGCGCATGATCAAGGCTCTTGAACTATTGAGTCACTCGAAGGGAAAGCTGGCATGATAATCGATACAGCCTATGACGTGGTTGAAGGTTGGTGCACACCCTATAAGGTATATCAGAAACTATTATTTAAAGTAGTTGGTTCACAGAAGATGCCTGTGCTCATGTGTGCGCTAATAACTAACAGTGTAAATAAAGAATGTGTCCTCGACATAAACGAACAGTTAGCGCATGTAGGTCCTTATGCAGTAGGGAAGTTCTTGAGAGACGGCCCGCACGTCAATATGGTGCTCAATGAGTTGCCTAAGATTAGGGCCCTGCTTGACTTGTTTATGTACCAATCGCTTCAGTACACCAATGGTTTGGAGTTCGTGTTCGAGGGCCAGCTTAATAAGAACGATAGGGTGTGTACGATGAGGATCTTGGGTATTCAGAGAATATCTGAGTACCTGAGGGCTGATCCCCTCCGCTGTCAAGAACCCAGGTTAATTGTGCGGCACGTATCAATGGGGAACTAAATGATCCAAATATTTGAGTTAGTCCTATGCCTGACGCCGAAATCACTCTAGTTAAACGCGAAGCCCTGTTCGTAAAGAAATCCTCTATAGGGGAGAAGCTAACTCAGAGACTCATAACCAAGAATACATTCTACTTCTTCGAAGAGAGGGCATGTAAGGAGTGTGAGTGGCATGATGATCGATTGTCCTCAGAGACCAAGTTAGCAGAAGCCTGCCCTAACTGTGCGGCCTTCAAGGGTGGTATAGCCCTTGCCAAGGAATTGAAGATAGGCGGCAATACATACCTGTCGGTCCCCGCTGGTACAGAAGCGTCTCTGAAATCTGTGCTCAAGAAGAAGGGCGATCTGACCATAAAGTCTAAACGACCGAGTTCAGAATTCAAGCGCAAGATCAAGTTCAGTGGTACTCTGAAAGACTTCCAGAAAGAAGCGGTAGCTGCCATCATTGAGAAAATGTATGGGGTTATCAAGGCACCGCCACGTAGCGGTAAGACTGTGTTGTCCACAGCGGCTATCTGCAAGATTGGTCAAAAGGCTATAGTGTTAGCAGCCCAAAGGGAATGGCTCGATGGCTTCTACGAGACTTTCTGCGGCTCTGGTACGCAAGCAGCTTTAACTACGGCCAAGAAGAACCAAGTAGGGTTCGCCAAGAAGTATAAGGACTTCCTAAAGTATGATGTATGTTTAGTTACCTACCAGACGTTCAGGTCTGAGAAAGGTAAGAAACTCTTAGAGAAGATCAGGGACATGTTCCCTGTTATGGTCCTTGACGAAGTACACATGGGTGCAGCAACGGGCTTTGCTACCGTAGTGTCCAGGCTTAACTGCAAGTGGAAGATAGGACTCTCTGGTACGCCTTCCCGTAAAGACTTGAGATACGTAGTCGTCGAAGCCCTGATAGGACCCATCATATATGAAGCCAAGGTGGAGAGGCTGAAGCCCACGATCAAGCTTGTACGAACAGGCTACAAGGCACAGCATAAAGGTGGCCTATGGACATCGATGGTCTCTCGCTTAGAGAAGAACCCAGCTAGATTGAAGTTGATAGCAAAATGGGCGCTGAAGGACGTAAAAGATGGGCACATGGTCCTTATACCCCTTGCGCAGGTCACGCCGATTAAAGCCCTTTGTTTGGCTATCAATCGCATGGCTGGCAAAAGAGTGGCCCACCCGTTCTTTGGTGGGCTCAAGAAGGATCTCAGGAAGAAATTGATTCAGGATGCTCGGAACTATAAGGCTCGTATTCTAGTAGGCAATACCAAGCTGCTATCAACAGGCATCAACATACCTCGGGCATCTGCAATATATGACACGACACTGAGCTCGAATATCGAGAACTGCGAACAGCGGGTATCTCGCGTACTTACTCCTTGGGAGGACAAGCCGCCACCGATCTTGCGTATCTTTTTGGACGACATGAATGTTCGGCAGCGGTGCTTGAGCAACGAGTGGTTCAACTGCATTAAGCCCAAGTTCAAACCTATAATAACAGAACGGGATCAAATAGCACTAAAGAGTTACTTGACACAAAAGAAAAGCGCAACATTACCTAGTTGGGAGTTATGATGAGCCTGCTATTAGTTACCGAAGGTCTAGGGGAAACAGTATTGGTCTTGAATGCGGAGCTCTGTGGCATACATGTGAGGCTCGTAAGTGAGGGGCTTACGGCTGCTCAAGTTCAGCAGTTGATGGGCATGTCCGTAAAGGGGAACATAGCGGCCGAGCTAAAGGTTAGCCAAGACAAATCTATAAAGACCAATGAGGTAATAACAGGGATCGAAGTAGTATGGTAGACGTAATCAAGCCCCGAGGGAAAGGGCTTAAAAGAGGTTACGATTCCCTAAAGGTCAAACGCAGTGAGGAGGGCGTATACGAAGGCATAAAGATTGAGGTCAAACAGGGACCTCAGATAAGGGCAATAGTGCCTAGTCATGTGTGGCGAACTTCTGCCTTCAAGTTTGATCCCGTACCTTTTGTACCCGATGCTGAAACACTGGACGGCAAGTTCATTGAACCAAAGGTACAAGTAGCTTCATTGAGGAGATTCTTGAAGAACCCGGAGGTTCCCATGATATACGGGATATCCGGTAATCCAGATGACTCCAAGGCCAAGTATTTTGCGGCCTACCTAGTAGAGGCCCATCTAAAGGCTTTGGGTTCAGATGCCAACGTGGTATGGAATCCGGTATTTGGGGGCTTCGACAATCCACTGATGGACCACGATCGAGCACCGCCGACAATGATAGTGCTGACCAACCTAACGGCCCTATCGACGCCTATGCGGCTGGAGAAGGCAAGGGATATAGTAGAGAAGCACCCCGACGTGCCTCGCATAGTAGTCATAGCTGGCTGCGATCCTCTATCCTTTTTAGCAACCAAGCTTTTCACACCGATAAACGGGCTAGCTTATTTCAGCGAAAGCCTTATTAAACAAAGAGTGGAGGTAGTGTGAAAAAGCACCGAGAGTCCAAGCTTGATCCCTATGAAATGCCACTATATTTGCAGGAGGAACTCACAGGCTTATTGTACAAACGGTTCAGAGATACAAATACCGTTGCGGAGCGCGGTACACCTCTAGTAGTCAGAAAGTTCGTGACCAGCTGGTTAGACAGAAAATATGAGGTTCGCACCTTACCCAGAGTATTCGTGGACTACGTGGATATTAAGGGAAGTGCCGTAGCGATAACTTTTGGTGTGCCTAAGAAAAAATGAAACTAGCGTCCCCTAAAGCAGAGTTGACCGTATTACGAGGCTTGTGTCACCGCGATAAGAAGATTGCGGGAACTCTAATGCGGTCTATAGACGAGTCATACTTTTACAGCCCGGAGTCTGTGGAGGTATATAGGTCAATACTAAGGCTTACTGCGGAGAACGGGCAGTCCCCTACGTACAGGCTTCTAATAGAAGATCCTGATATCAGCGAAGAGGCACGGTCCCATCTAAGGGATTCCATAGCTACAGTCCAGAACGTGGACGACGCTGGTAGGGCTGCCAAGATACTCAACAAGTACAGACAGAAACGAGGTATATACAACCTTGCAGCCTATTTGGGCGATCACATTAGCAAGTCTAAGGTTGATATCGACGACCTACTCCAGAAGTCGGCAACTGCGCTTAACATAATTAGGTCTAGGAAGAGCACTGAAGACTCTTTCGTTCACTTTGGCAAGAACAATTCGAGCCTAAAGATAGCGCAAAGTCTTCTGTATGAAGATAATTCAGAAGACGTTATACCCACTGGTATATCACCGTTTGATGATGCCTCTGGTGGCCTTCTTAGGGGCTCTCTGTTCACTATAGGGGCTACTTCCGGTGGTGGTAAGTCAGCTATGGCCGCACAGATAGCTATCAACCAAGCAGAGATGGGCTACAAGGTACTTGTCGTACCCCTAGAAATGTCCAAACGGGAAATGACAGCCCGTATTATGGCCAACGTGACGGGCTATGATGTGACTGACATTCTGACCCAGCGCTTGTCCACAGATGACAGAGACCGGTGTTATCGCAAGTTCAGAAAGTGGCTCAAGAGGGTACGGCTGAAAGGCGGTCGCTTAACGATCTTCAAGCCCGAAGAGGACATGACGGCCGAAGAGATTATGGCCGCAACTGCTGCATACAATGTGGACGTTATTACCATTGACTACATATCGCTTTTGAAGGGTATGGATGGTGATGACCAGTGGAGGCAGCTGGGTGCCGTAGCTCGATATGGCAAGATCAACGCGGAGAACCAGAACCGTGTAGTTATATTGCTGTGTCAGGTAGATGAGTCAGGTAAGATACGGTATGCTCGTGCTATATCAGAACACTCGTCCAACAGTTGGATATGGATAGCTACGAAAGAAACTAAGGAGACTGGGTTGACTAAGATCGAACAACCTAAGTCCCGTAACAGTAAGTCCTTTGCTTTCTACGTGAAGTTTGATTACTCTAAGATGAGGGCACGGGGCGTGAAGATGGATAGTGAATCGCTTGGATCGGTTAGTGGCAAAGAGGAATCGATACCTAACTTAGCGGAAGGATCTGATGTATGAGGCACCAATTCACGATCACTCATAAGGGTGCGGTACGGAACTTCTTAAGCCTGCCCTTAGCCTTAGCGGAGATAGGGGCCGCTAACTATGACATAGCCGTCTTGTATACCGAAGTATGGCCCTGGCTAGATAATAGCGGGGTCACAATATGGGCAGACCGTTACTATATGGTATCGCCGGATACCAGGCGGCTAATTGGTTCGCCAAGGGGCTATGACAACCCAGACTTTATGCCCCGTAATGATCAATCATTAGTAATGACCGGCAGAGAGTACGTGAACAACCTGTATAAGGGAGGTCGAATAGAACACTATGGAGAATGGGCAGATGGCGATTTCGCGTTTACACTTTACTATGGAATCAATAAACTACGGGGCAATAGGAAAGACCTGCCCAGTACACACGAGTAATGAACCAGACGTGTTGATCATAGTGGGACCCACTAGTAATATAGGTAGGTCCTTGGGGCGCAATGGCGAACGAATTATTTCAGGAGGTATAAGTGGTAAACGACGAACATAAGGAAACGACAGTAGGCCAGGAAACGAGGGTGGGCTTTGAGGCCGCATTGGACGAGTATTATCCAGAATGGAGGTCCATATACAGTGAGAACCAGCTAAGAATGTTGAAGCACTTCTATATGGCTGGCGTTAGGGACACCGGAACCTTGGCGTCATATAGCGTAATCGGTACTGGCAATAAGACCGTAGAGGCTACCTTGGAGAGTATAAAGAAGGGCGTAGAGTGGATGCAAAATCACTGTGATCTAATACAGCCTACTTAGAGCTAAATTAAGGGCCCTATAGAATGCCTGCTTATCTGTGGTTATAATGTAGTATGGTGCGCTAGGTGCTCGTAATGCGGTACCCATAGGTTCTCCAAAGGAAACAAAAGGGTGGCTAGATTCTAGCCACCCTTTTCTATTACAGAGCTGCGGACTCTTCGATTTGGCTAATCACTTCGTCCAGATAGTCAGGTGCGTAAGCGTAAAGCTGCGAGTAGTAGTCCTTAGACTGCTTCACGTCATCACGGGTCCAACCAGCGGCCGTGATTTTCTTGTGTGCAGACAGCGGAATCTTGATGTCATACACACCAGCTACAGCCGACATGGGGATAACAACGGTTTCCCGGCTAGACTTCGATACGACCTTCAGCACCTCGTCCTTGGTAGACGCTTGAATGCAGAAGCCATACTCCATATCACCGCTGGAACCTGCGTAGGCAACGAACTCCTTAACGCCTGCAGTGGCCAGTGCCAGATTGCGAATCTTCGGTATATCTGTACGGTTCTTGGTTGCTGCATGCACCAGTTCCGACAAGTCCTCTTCACCATGACGGGCCAGAAACTTGCCGCCCGTACCTTCTTTCAGTTCCCACAAAGTACGGTCACGATTATCCATCATGATATTGGAGGCCATAACCCGATAGTTGGCCTTCAATTGGTTGTCGTCATCAACAGCACGAATCTCACGATTGGCCCGAATGAAGCCAACAGCGACATTGTCCTTAACGATACGGAAGGACGACTCGATCGGTGTAGCCAGGTGCTTCAGTTGCGCAGTCAAAGCCTCGGTCAGGCTTTCTTTCGTTTGCCTGCCTGTGAAAGCAACGATTACCTTTGCTACCTTAGCCGCAACGATTTGGTGATCAGTAATAGAGACCGTGGATGTGGCAAGGCCTTTGGTATTGATGTTCATTTAGTGCTCCAAATGTGACATTCTACGATGAGAGGAGGATTGGTGACTTGGCCCACAGGGGCACATAATCATTTGTCCAAGAAATAGACTCGTATGTAACCATCACATACGAATATCTCTATTTCATACTTGGATTCGAGTGCAGACAACAACCGGGAGAGAACAAGCAACCCCTGCGGCTTGACTATTGATTCCCGAGACATAGTGGATTTTCCACGAGGCCTGAACGTTATACGGACAGGACCAGTCTTGGTCTCCTCTATGTCGAAACCACTTTGTGCGATCTTTTTGACCACATTCTGGATATGTGTGTCTTCTATTTCGCTTAGACCAGAGTCGGCCTGAAGCCGGGTCGCTGCGTTAACCTTCATTTGCTTCTCCTTAAAGAGGGAATTTATCAAACAGAGCTGCGATGCTGGTCAACCCCTCTGGCCCACCAGCTTTAATCTGTTTGGCTATGCTATGCCTATTGATCTTCAAGCTGCCCTTCAATTGCTTTAGAAAGTCATTTAGATCAGTCGCATAAAATCCGAAGTTATAGATGTCCAGGTCCGAGCTACGGAAATGAAGCTCAAAATATAGCTCGCCCTCGTTCCGTAGCTCAGCATTCCACAGTGGACCTGACCATTGTATGGACTTGTTGGCTACTTTGCCTCGCCCAAGAGCCTTACACAGGAGTTTGATTACCTGCTTTAGGTCCTCTATAGAAGCAGCCACCAACCTAGCAGCCGCATTGATTCGAGTACCCATGATTAATCACTAGAGCTGGTCTCTGAAGAATTTCTTACAGCCACTATATTTAGTAACTGGGCCATCTATAACAATGATGTCAGAATGTGGAATAAACTGTATGTGAAGACCAACATTTTCTGAATAGGGGGCAATGATATAGGTAGCACGTTTTGAGACTTCCAAGTCAAAGAACCGGGGATCAACTGCCTCCTTTATCGTAGCTATTTTATCTTTGATACTTGCTGGAGTGATTGCCAACTTTGCAGTGACAAGCCAGCTACCATCCTCTATTGAGATATTCTTTGCCCCTATTCCTAATTCATCGAGGATCTTAAGAACGTCTCGTTTAGAAAGGTTATTAATAGCGGCCGCCAACCGAGTTGCTGCGTTAAGTTTCATTTGCTTCTCCTATTAAATTGAATTTTGTGGATCAAGAATCTTCCCAGTAGTCGTATCGGAAGGAAATCTGAAGCGTAATGAGATTCGATGCAGAACCATCCAGAGGAACTTCAGTAACGGTTTCAGGCCACAAGCCAATGATATTGCAGGTCCTTACGACTTCAGGTATGTCGTTATAGACCACAATCTGCGCATTCACTTTATAGGCAGCAGCAATGGACCCACTATTGTTAGTCCACGACCGCATTTCATCATGCCACCTCTTGAACTTCTCACGGGTGGACCAATCAGCGGTTTCCAGAAAGGTAGCATTCAGGGTATGCGTATAAATACGACGGCCCGCATACTGAAGGGAGACGCCATGCAAAGCGACTTCCATATTATCCATCCCTGAACCGGGGAGATCAGTCGTCATGCATTTGTAAGTCAAATCACGGGTATCTGAAGAACCTGGGATTGTTGGCAGGAAAAGATCGAAGTTCCAGGAAGAAGCCGGATCCTGAAGCGATAGAACATCAAACAAAGAAGAACGTGGCATTATTAGCTCCTTCAGTTCAGTAAATAATGTGTTTAAGGAGGATCGTATGATACTTGAATCTGAATTTGAAAACGACGGATTTATTGATGATATTGCGGAAGCCTTTATTAAGGACCAGTTCGACAGCTCTGACCTAGATGACGAAGTGAAGGAAGTTCTGGGTAATGCTATTGCATATGGCATGCTTCACGCCCTGCTTACCGTAACCAATGGTAAACCCATTAAAGATGCTGAGGGTAAGGTAACAGACGTGAAGTATTACACCATTGAAGAGCTATTGGTTCAAGCAGAATCGCGATTGGGCATCGATGTAGAAGAGCAAGAACCACCTAAATCAGATACCGGTGTCTTGCA